GCTTTTTGGCGGTCTTCGTCCACTTGAACCAATACTTCGGTTCCTTGACCTCAAGCGCGCGCCCGCCCTGCACGCTGTAGGTCGTGCCGTCGATCAGCACGGCGTGCGTCTTGTCCGTGGGTGTCGGTTCAGGCTCCGGTTCGGGTGGTTTTGGTTCCGGATCGGGTGGTGTGGTTCCCGCTTCATACTCTACAATGAGGTCTGCACCATAAAAACGCATAAAATATGCGTTGTTTACATACCACCCGCCGCGCTGGACAAAGAGTTTGATCTTCACGTCTTCCAGCTGCGCGCGCGTTACGTTTGTAGTTATGACCTCGGCGACGGAGGCTATCTGTCCAAATGCGTAGTCGTTGGATGCCGCGAGCACATCCTGCCTGGACAGCAGGCTCACCTGCGTAATGCTGATGCGTTTTGTGTTTTCTGTCTCCACGTCGCCCTTTGCCCGGAGCGTGACCTTTTTGATGGTCGCGCCCGCCGGAATGGACGATGTATCAAACCGATAGGTCACATACGTCTGTGCCTGTTTGCCCCATGTGAGGTAGATTTCCGTGTATGTCGTGTTGGTCGACCCCTTGCCGATAGGCTTAGTCAGCGGCGCATCGGCACTCACGCTGTCGTATGTGCTCTCCTCTGCGACTACCTGAGACGGGTGCAGTGTAATCGTTGCCATGCCGTCCCCTCCTTAGCTGTAATACCAGTTGATAGCGTTGTTTTCCGTTGGCGTGGTCTTTGTTGCCACAAGCGTCTGTTTGGTAATGTTGCCGCTGGCAATGTAATCGCTGCCGCGCGTCGCCGCTGCTGCGCCACCAGTGCCATCGCCTTTGAGCAGCGCGGTGGTCTTAGGTAAGTCCGCACTGGATACAGTTACTGCTCCAGTTTTGCCATTGACGCTCGTGACCGGATACGGAGGAGGATTGCTCGCGCTGTACTGCTTAACATTGTCCACGTTGCTGAGGCCTACATCTCCCTTTGCAAGGCTTACAGCGCCTGTCTTGCTGTTGACGCTTGTAACCGGTGCACTCTGCAAAGCGCTGTCTGCCTTGCCCAAAATAGCCTGCACGTCTTTTGCAAGGTCGGATTTTGCGACTGTTGACTTAAATGCCAGCGTGCCGAGGTCACCCAGCCACTTTGCAATCTTGCCAAACAGCACCGAGAGCTTTTCCCCCGTTGCGATGTCTACGCGGGACGAAGCCTTGGAAAAAGCCGCCGTCACGTTGCTGCCGTCGCCAGTCTTGTTGAGCTTATTGGCGAGCGCCGAGTACACGCCGCCAGACTGTACGGGATTCGCGCTGCCCTGCGTAGGCGTTGCATCAGTAGTTACCTTGACGTCCTTGATAGCATTGTCAACATATGCAAAGATGTCCTTGCGCTTGTTGTTAGGGTCATACACAGACGCCAGCATGTCACCAGTACCAGCACCAGAAGCGCCACGACAATAGCCCGCGTCGTAGCTCGTGCCGTCGGAGAGCGACACGATCATATGATAGTCGCTCTGACGGATGGTGATGCCCGTAATGGTAGGCGCGTTATCGCCCTTATCCCCCTGCTTGAGCACAAGGTTAAGCGTCTGATTGGGCGCAGTGCCCGTGATCGTTGCGCTTGCAACAGTTCCAGAGGTGACGTTACCGATTTTAAGCGTGTTGGCGGGACCAGCGGGGCCTTGGATGCCCTGCTTGCCCTGTGGCCCTTGGATGCCCTGCGCTCCCTGCTTACCGTCCACGCCTGGGTCACCCTTTGCGCCGGGTGCTCCCTGCGCGCCCCTGTCGCCCCTGGGGATGCCAAGCGTCAGCGTGCCGTTGTTGGGGTTAAAGGTGGCCGTCGCTTGGCTGCCTGTCGGCAGCGTCTCAACGGAGACGCGCAGAACGTTAAACGTCAGAAATTCCAGCAGTGTCTTGCCTTTAAGTTTTTTCGCCGCGCCCTGCTGCTGCAAAACAAACAAGTCATCGTCGGTGATCTGCGACGCTTGTACAAGATCGTTAATTGCTTTGTCCGCCATCCGCTACCTCCGTTTCCGTCTGCTTTTTATGCTCCACGCCCTGTGCGAGAATCGCATACGCCCTGCGCAGTTCGTTTCGCGCCGTGTACATCTTGTCGACCTCCGACGTGGAGATCGTGACCGTATCCAGCACGTCAAAGGCCGTGCGCATCGCCTGCATTGCCTGTTCTTCCATGTTTATCCTCCTCTTGCCCATGTTGTCCCGCCGAGGCATACCCAGATATCACCCAGCCGCCAGCGGTCTGTGTAAAGCCACACATCGCCGGGGAGAAACTGGGCACCGTTTGACATCAAAATCCCAGAGCTTGTGTCCTCCACCCAGACAGCATACAGCGTGTAGCATGTGCCGGGGTAGGATGTCGCGCCGCTGTATAGCACGATCTTACTGCCAGCGGCATAAAGCGTGCCGGAGCTATCCGAGTTGAGCGACCATCCAGCAAACACATACCCGCTCTTTTGAGGGACGGTGCTCGGCAGGTAAAAATTGACATAACCGTTGTCATTGGACTCGTTGCCGTATTGCGTCGCGGGCGCGCCGCTGCCGCCATTCCCGTTGAAGTTAATATAGGCGTAATACGTCCGCGTCGGCTGCGGCGGCGATACCGAGGCCGTAGTAAAGTTGCCGTTTTGCTCAAAGCTGTCTCCGCCAAATCCTCCCGTAACGCGGTATTGGAGCCAAGCAAACCACGAGTAGAACGTGCCGGGAGACAGCCCGGTAATGACGCCGGAAAACGTGTTATAGCCGCCGCTCGTCTGCGGCGACGTAAAATAATATTCGCCGACGCCAGTGACGGAGACGCGGATTCTTCGGGCGTAAGCGTAGCTCTCATCGCCGCCGGAAAACTCTCCGCTGACGTATGCCCGCGTGCCGTCATTTTGATCTGGCGTAATCGTTACCCATAAGCTCGCCATATCATTGCCTCAGTTGCACGTAGATTTGCCCCGCAACGCCCGCGCCGGATGGTGCACCGTAGCCGTAGCTTGCCGTTGCAAGACACAGCGCCGCCGCGCCGAGCTGCACGCGCCCGGACTGCACAGTGATGCTTCCTCCCGTTCCAGCTGACAAAAACAGGTTACCCGCCGATTGGATTTGGATACCGCCTTGAGATGTGAGCAGCCCAAGGCCTACGCCGGTCGTCGTGTACGACAGTGCAATACCGCCGACTGTGTTGCCGTTTCCGTCCTTCAATCCGACCTGATTGCCTCGCAGCGTGGATGCCTCCACGCCCAACGCATAGATGTAGTCCGTTGTCACCGTGCCCTTGATGATCTGCGTCACGCCCTGCTCGGTCTGATAGCCGCTGTTATTGGTGAGCTGGCTTGTGTGGGTCGGGATTTGGCTCGTCTGTGCAACGCCTTTTGGCAGCTGCCCAATGGTTAGCGCGCCGTCGATATTTACGGATTTGACATGCAGGTCAAACGTCTGCGTGCTCAGCTCTGCACCGTTTGCCATGAGCTTAAAGGTCGTCCCGTCTGCTCCGCTGCTTGCGCTCATCGTGATGCCCTTTAGGCTTTGATCGATCATGCTCTGTGCGTTTTTGCCGTCGATCTTACCGGACACCTCGCTGCGGATACCGTCGATTGACGTGGACAGGGACGTTACCCGCCCGTCAATGCCCTCGACCTTGAGCATGATTTCCTCGCTGGTCTTGGTGATGAGGGAGCGAGCCTTTGCCATGTTGCGCTCGATCTGCCGCTGCGTAGCGGATTTGTACGGATACTCGTCGTCCAACTCGTCAGCGTCGGGAGAGGAAATGCCGGAAGCGCACAGCGCCGAGAAATTAATCTCTTGCTCAACGAGCGGGACATAGTGCCCCGCGACGGTCATTGCATCACCGACCTCTGCCGCAATATTTAGCAGTGCGTCGCTGCCCTCGTATCCAGTGTGCGCGTATCCCTTGACTTTGCCGAGGATAGCCCGCGCCATTTCCCCCGTTCCGTCAGGATGCAGCGCCGTCAATGTCTTGCCCGTATCGTCTCCGGCAAAAGCCACTACATCGCCGTTTTCGTCCAGCAACTCCACCTTGGAGATGGGCTGCGACGCAATCCCGGGGGAAAACTCTGCGATTTTACGCCCCAAGTAAACCTTGTCCATATCATCACCCCTTACACGAGGATACGCACGCCGCCAAAGGTAATGGCGCTGCCGGTCTCCGTGATAAGATAATTGGTCTCAGCGGGCATGGAGTTCAACCCGACCAGCAGCAGATTCCCCTCGTCTGTGATGATCCAGTTCCCCGCGTTGGCGACCGCAATACGCCCCAGCGCCTCGCGCATCGTCATATCGCCCTCGTCGTCCACAGGGTACTGCACGGGGAACGCCGCGTTGAGCTGCGTCCTGCTGTCCACCGCAACACCCATGCGTGCCGCAATGTCATTGACCGCCGTCCACACCGGCATCGGCCACGTCTCCGCGTCATAGCTGCTGTCGAGCCACGTTTGCTCCGCCTTGAGCATCGCATCATACCCGTGCACGCTCAAAACTCCCGTTTTCCTGTCGGTTTTTCGTGTCGCGAAATAGAAAACGCCTTTCGGGATCCATTCGCTTTCCTGCCCGTCCGACACAAGCCGCGCATAAACCTTGATTTCTGCCTGCCGTGGGATATCGCCTTTTGGCATGATCTCAAACTCGATTTGCCGTGCAGAGCAGTTACCAATGCCAAAGGTGGAGTACAGCCCACCGTAGACACGCAGACTGTCCTTAACGATATCTGCTTGGCTGTACTCCACCCCCGCAATGCTTAATTTGGTTTCTACGCGATGATTCTTGTCGGCAAGCAGTGTTAAGTACAAATCGCTTACACTGTGCATCAGATTCCCCTCAACTGTATCTCTCCGCCCTTATACCTACGTTTTCCATCGACAGACACAAGCGCAAACGCCGCGTCAAGATTGCTCGTCACGCGCATCGATTTTACCAAGTCTGTCTTGGTATATGGGTCGGAAAATGTCACCTCAATGGTCGATGCGCGCAGCGCGTCGCAATATGCCGTCGCCTCGTCCTCCGTCATCGGGAAGAGGGAGAACGTCACGACATAGCGGTCTTTGTTCCGCGCCGCGTGCTCCACATCGTCCATCGTTACAATGATCTTCCCGTAGCTCACCTCGCGCTGGACGGAGTAAGTAGATACCTTTTTGTGCACGTCAAGCGCGCCGATTTTCAGCGTGATATCCATTTACACCCCCATTGCTCGTTGGAGCTGCCTGTTGTATTTGTATGCCGTCTCGCCGATTACCTTCCCGTCAAGCACAGACTGCACAACAATGTTGATATCCCCGCCCATGCCGCTGAGGGAAGAAATTGCGCCCTGCAATTTCCCAGAAACAGCCCTCTCCGTGCCGATGCTTGCCGTCCCAAAATCAAGGTTGCTCGTGATATTCCGCTTGATATCGCCATACTCGTTGTCCCAGCCCTCGCCAAGGCCCAGTGCCATATTCTCGCCGATTCCCGCAAACACGCGGGACGGGGAATGGATCCCCAACTTGCTTTTCACGCCGGAAACGATCCGCGAAAAGAAACCACTGACCTTATCGCCGATCCAGCTACCCATTGCCTTAATGCCTTCCCACAGGCCCTTCACGATCTGTTTGCCGACATTTACAATATCGGGGAGCGAAGAAACAAAGGTCTCTACAATGGTCGCCATCATGTCAAGAACCGACTGGACGATCTGCGGCAAATTCTCGGCAAGGCCGCTGACGATCGCCATCACCATCTTCATGCCCAGCTCAATGACCTGCGGCAGTTTTTCGACGGCATAGCCGACGAATTTCTCGATCATTTCAGGGCCTTTTTTCTGCACCACAACGCCGATGTTTTCAAGAATTCTCTCAACGACCGGCAGGAGGTTTTCCGCCACCGTCACGGTGCTGCCCAAAAGATTTGTGATGAGTTCCGCCATGTCGGCGTTTTCATCGCCAAGCCCCGTGATAAAGTTGTCATACGCCGCTTTCATCGACGCGATAGAGCCTTGAATCGTCGTGCTGGCTTCCAGCTGCGTTGTGCCCGTGATGCCCATTTCCGTTTGCACGGTATGGATAGCGTCAACGATATCCGCGTAGCTACTGATGGTGTAGTTGGTATAATTGCCCTGCGCGGCGTTTAAGGCGTTCGCATCGTCCAAAAGACGCTGCATTTCCTCCTTCGTGCCGCCATAGCCGAGCTTAAGGTTATCGAGCATGGTATAGTTCTGCTTGGCGAAGCCGGAATACGCATTTTGAATGGATTCCATGCTCGAACCCATCTTGTTTGCGTTATCGCTCATGTCGGTAATGGCCAAATTTGCCTTTTCCGCAGCCGCATCCGTGTCATTGCCCATCGATTGCAGCAGGGACGCGGAAAACGCCGTCACGGTGGTCATGTACTCGTTTGCGCTCATGCCCGCCGTCTGGTATGCGTTCTGCGCGTACTGCATCACGGTATCGGCAGAGGATTTAAAAAGCGTTTCCACGCCGCCGACCAGCTGCTCATACTCCCCGTAGCTTTGTATCGCTGCTTCGCCAATGTTTTTTACCGCACCGGCAACAGCTTTCACGCCAGCAACAATGGCTTGTCCTGCAATATTCGCTTTCAGCACGTCGCCAAAGCTCAATGCCTTTTCTTTGGTATCTCCGAGGTTTTTATCTACTTCGCTCGTGTCTACGCTGATTTTGACAAAAAGGTCTAATAAATTCATGTTCTCACCACGCTTTTTGGTGTTTTTGGTGAAAAGCCCTTGAAAAGTCAAGGCTTATGTACTACAATTTCAGAAAAGGAGGGTTTTGCCATGATCAATTTCAACAAAGATTCCGCATTTGACTTAAAGCCTATTCCCATTGCCGAAGTCCGCGACGAGGTCAACGGTCTTTTGATCGCGGGCGAAGAGATCGCCTGCGCGTTTAAAACGATCCGCGACCAGCTTATCTTCACCAACAAGCGCATCATTTCCGTTGACGTGCAGGGCATCACCGGAAAACGGAAATCGTTCAGCTCCATGCCCTTTTCCAAGGTGCAGTTCTTCGCTATCCAGACACCCGGACTTGTTGAGCTGATCCCCGACAGCGAGCTTGTCCTGACGTTCTCCAATGGCTTTACCGCCAAATTTGAGTTCAAAGGCGATACCGACATCGGGGAGATTGGCCGCATGATCTCGGAATACGTCCTCAAATAACGCCTATCCCTCCGCCGCCCCGTCAGGGGCGGCTTTTTTTATCGTCAGCCCGCACCGCGCGACAATATCGGCGGTAATCTCTTCGCACGTTCTGTTGTCCTGCTTTTTCGGCTCAATAATGTCCGCGTATCGCGCCTTGATATAGTTTCCGCCCGCGTATCGCGCCGTGTTTTCGGCCACAATGCGCAGTGCGTCCGTCACATAGATGCGGTATGCGTCGTTTCTCGCTTTTTCATTGAGCCGCGCCACACAGTACCGCAGGAACGGCTTTATTCTTCTTTGCCCTCGGTATTCTCCTGCGCAGAGCCAGAGGATTTCCCGCTCTGCGCTGAGAGAAAAAGCGCGCCAAACGCTTCATCGGTCAAAAGCTCCGTCGCGTCGCGCATCAGCTTGACGAGGTTCAGCGCGCCCTTGTAGCTCTCCGCGCTCACGCCCTCAATAGAAGCAAAAATTGCGATGATGTCGCTCTTGTGGCCCTTGAGCAGCACAGGGAGCGCTTTGCGCGCCCGCTGCGTAGCAAACTGCTTCACCGTCATGCCCTCGGGCAGCTTCTCGCGCTTGAACAGCGCGGATGCCGCATCGTCCTCCGCAATGTTGGCAATCGGGTCGATGATATCCGCGATGACGTCAAAGACGCGCTCGCCCTGAATGTCGGAAAGTCTCATTTACGCCTCCGCCGTACCGGCCTTGATGTAAATTTCAAACGGCACCTTGTCCTGCGCGCTCATGGAATAGTGCGCCGTATACTCAAAGGCAAACTGGCCTTTGCCTTTGTCCGCCGTTTGAAGCTGGAACCCGCCGGTGGACAGTGCATTCATCAGGTGGATTGCGATAAAGCCGCCATTCGCGTCTCCGTTCTTGTCGGAGTAGTCACCAACCAGCCAGATATCCGAAAAGTCCTTTTCAAGCACGTCATTTCTCGGTGTCACTTTCGTGGTGTCACTGCTGTCAATGTCCGCAGCGCCGCACAGGCTTTTTGCAATGGCGGTATCGGCACTGACAAACGTACCACTTGCCTTTGCTTCCCACGAATCGAGCTTTTTCAGTTCCTTCGTGTTTTTGGGGCAGTTGTCAATATCTTCGCCGTAGTCCGAGTATTCCGGAGTCGCCGAGAAGTTGACGCCGCCGGTCGTCGCGCCGATCTGCCCTGCCTCACCAATGGTGCCTGTTGCAGGCGTAAAGTCAGTCGTTAAAATACCGGCGTTGATCTGTAATTTCTGAAATGTATCAACAGGAATTTGGGTAAATTTCATAGTCTTTCCCTTTCATCAGTTTTGCGACAGAAACTCAACCGTGATGTTGAGATACCTCCGCTTGATGTTTTTATCGCTTTCGTCCGCGATGTTCTGGCACCACGGGGAGCCGCGCTTGATCCACATAGCTCCGCCGTCGTAGGCGACCATACAGCCGCCCATGCCGATGGCGTCGCTGATTTCCTGCGCCTTTGCGTTGGGTATCGCTTCGCTCTCGGTGTAATACCAGAGGTTGACCGTCAGCGCGATTTCGCCGCTCTCCCATGATCCGGTGATAAGCTCATAGGTCAGCCACGGGAACACCGCATCTTCCGGCACGTTGGAGGTCGGATACGCTGGGAGGAATTGAGAAAACCACGCATGGAGCGCCTTGTCCTTTGTCATTTCGGCAGCTCCTTTCGCTCCGCTGTGAAGAATTTTAATGCCTTAATGATTGCACCCGCAGACCTCGGCGCTGCCTTTTCCTCCGGGTTTGAGGTCACGCGGTAGGTGTTGCCGGTGGACATGTCACGGAAATAATCGTTGTACTCGATGGGAACGGTCTTGTTGACCAGTGCGGAATACACCGAGGTCACGCCATCTTTTTCGGCTCTGCGGGCCTCCATCGAGGTGTCGAGCGCCTGATAGTTGAGAAATTCTGCGCCCTCGGCCCACGCAACGATGTAGCCGCCTGCGCCGTCCGGCGTTCGCGTCTTTTCCATCAGCACGCACTTGCTTGCGAAATCGTCCAGTAAACTCACGGTTCCACCCCCTTGAGCTTCCGCCAGTCGTTTAACCGGCCTCTGAAAGCGTCCTGCCAGCCGTTTAACGTGCCGCTGTCGTTTCCTGCGCTGCGTTTGGTGTAGGAGTAGCCCCCGAAGCTCTCGCTTTGATACGGGCTTGCAACGGCCTCTCCGTTCTTCTCCTGCCACGCGGCGATATCTTCGGCAAGCGCAACCACAGCCTTTGGCACCGCCAGCGCCCACACCGTCCCGGTAAATGTCTCGTCCGTCAGATCGGTCGCCGGGTATTGATGCAGCCCGTCGTTAAACACGGAGCCGACGATGCGGAAATATTGATTGGTCAGGAGAAAGGGCAGCGCAATGCTGCCATTCTCCACGGTGAACGTGCCCTCGTGAATCTCCACAAGGAACCAGTTGTTCAAGTGCCGTAAGACCTGTTCAAGCATTACGCCGCCCTCCTATTTAGCCCGCGCCGGCCACCGAAACGGTAGCCACGGCAATGCCGTCCAGATACTCAGCCCACAGTTTCATGCCCATGATGGCGTACATATCGCCCGTGGCGCGGCTGTAATCGCCCTCGACATGAACGCCGATCAGGTTGGTTTCGCCCTTCACGGTGTAGTTCAGGCCCAGCTTGGCAAAGTTGCTGTCGCTCGGGTCCACATAGTAAAGATCGATGTTCTCCACGGGCAGAGCGATCACCTTCTTGGAGGCGATGTACTTCTCGGGCAGCAGGAACAGCGTGCGGTAGCCCAGGAAGTTCTCCACATAGTTCAGGCCGAACATGGTCTGCACGGTGATCTCCTTGTCGCCCAGGTAATCGTAAGCGTCGAGGATGTTGGCAAAGCCAACCACCTCGGTCACGTCCTTGTCGAGACCGGCAAACTTGTCCAGCACCTTGCCCTTTGCCATCGCAAGAGCTCGCTGCCACGTCTTCTCGGTCACCTTGAGCGTGCCGGTGCCGAGGAAGGTGTAAAAGTCGGTCAGAACCTTGTTCTGAAGCGCCACGAGGAACGCCTCGTCGGTCTTCTCCACGGCAACATCAGCGCCGTACTTCGCCACGCTCTCGATCGTCACGCTCTTGGCGTACTTGTCAATGTCGATATCGCCGTAGGCAACAGGCTCCACCTTCATCTTGGTAAAGGGGATCTCGTCGCCCTCGGCCACAGTGCCGCCCTTGAGACCTCCGTCCACGCTGGCCTTGTAGGAAACCAGCTTTGTGCCGGGGGCCTTGCGGATGGGACGCATGATGCCCATGATGTTGCGCAGCGCGTCCCAGTTGTCCGTGAATCGGGTAGCAAAATCTTCCTCACGAGCGGAAGTGCTATACTGTGCAGAAGTTGTTACGTTAGGTTTCGCAGCCATAAATAGCTCCTTTCAAAAAATCAGTTGTTTTCGCTTGCCATCAGATCGGCAAGCGCTTTCTGGCGCTCCGCCGTAGACATCACATAGCGACCCTTATCGTCCTTCTTATAGATGTCCTCGCGGGTCTTTGCGCCGCCAGTGTTCGCCGGAGGATTGGCGGGATTCGCGCCGTGCGTCTGCGTGGTGGAGACAAGCCCCTTGTAGGCGCCGTCTACGAGCGCATCAAGGCTCTTGGTGTCCTTGATCTGCTCGCCGTCCAGTTCCAATGCGGACATTTCTTCGCCGCAGCCACGCATGGCAAGGTCCAAGTTCGCGCCGGTGATGTTTTTGCTCTCAAAGTAAGCGCGCACGGCTTTTTCCTTCGCCGCCTTGCTTTCCTTTGCCGTGACGTCGGATTTGTAAGTTTCAAAGGCCGAGTGTTCCTTCTCGTACTTTTCCTTATAACCGCCATCGCCTGCTGCCTTGAGGTCGTCCAATTCCTTCTGGACGCTGGGCAGTTTCTCCGCGTCCGCCTTGTACTTCGTGAGATCGTCCTTGAGGGGGTCAACCACGCCCAGATGCAGCGCAACCAAGCGATTTTCGATCTCTTCGGTGCAAGCCTCGCCGAGAATATTTCTGATTTCTGCTCTCGTAAATTTCGCCATGTTATTCGTTCTCCTTTTCCTTGGCCCCAATTCTTCGGGGGCGAACGTTGTATAAAAACCGCCGTACCTCGCGGGTTTTACCAAAAGAAAAGAGCCAACCACCGAGAATTTCTCAGTAGTTGGCTCATCGTGCCTTTCCGCGCGCTCAATTGCGCTGCGGTCATATTTATTTTTTGATTTCTTCCATCTTGACGATCTGCGCCTTGATGCTCCCGTCCTTCATCTGCTTGAGCTGCACCCTTGCGCCGGTCGCAAGCACGGTCTCCACCGCCTTGATAAAGTCCTTATCCATTTTTCAGCTCGCTTTCCAGAATGTCCCGATACTGTCTTACATGGTCAGCCGCAGCGGGTTTCAGAAACGGCTGCGGTTTATTGCCGTGGGTCATGTGCCAGTTGCCCTTCGCGTCCTGATATACCCATGGTGTAGGCCGTCCACCGCCGCCCTCGGCGTAAATTCCGGTACCTAATTCCACATACGCGCCGTACTCGGAATCCGTGCCGATGATTGCCGCCGGTTCCTGCTCGTCTACCACATGGGTGATGCTGTTGCGCAGATTGCCGGTGTCAACAGGGCAAAGCTTTTTCGCATATCCCTCTGCCACCAGGCCAATCTTTTCCAGCCCCCGCAGAAGCGCCGCATGGATGGCGCCAGAAACCTCTTTGCTGTTGTCGGTGATTTCAACGTTCATCATAAAATCCCTCTTGACTTTTTTTCGGGAATTGCATATACTGACAGTGAGGAAACTCATGTTTCCGTTTTTTCGAGCCGAACCTCTTCCCGTTACTGGAGGGGGGGCGGCTCATTTTTTATACCTTCGTGCGAATAGGAGAGAACCGTTTTCTTCCAATGCAATCACATCAAAACCGAACCCAGTGCTAACCACGCTGCGAACTGCTCTATCATCTACAATGCGTATAAGCTCATCGGTATTGATGGATCCTGTGCACTGTAACACAACCCCTCCAGGAGTTTTTGCAATCTGCTTTGTGGCTTTTCGAATCGCCATATCTGCTGCTTTCGCTGTTGATATACTTTTCAATTCCCACTGTTTACCGCGCCATAGGTAGTCCGGCGTTTTTATCCCCTGCGCATTCGCTTCTTTCAACAGCACGAACTTCCCGCCGAATTGATCTCTGAGTTGGTTTGCAACTTCGATTTCGGTCTTGTGCCCTTTTATGCGGTATCCGTTCTCGTATCGCACCTTACCCATGCGGGGCTTGGCGGAATCTATGTATTTCTTCGTAACATCCTTTGCAGATTTTTCGCTCCATATGTGATATGGGGATAACTGTTTGCCGCTGTATCCCTGCTTCGATGCTTCCCACTGCGCATATGTCATGTCAGATATAAGCCCGTCGCGTGTCCTACGCAGCCCGTCTGATGTATCTACCTCATCCACTGCCGCAATCAGCGTGCAGCGGCAGTTGTAGATTTCCCACGGCGGGCCTTGCGGGTCCCCGGGGAAACGGCAGCCGTTGGAAAACTTCTTGTCCTGGGCTACCCGCTCGCCGTCAAGCATGGCATGAGAGTGGCGTGTACGCGCGTCCAGCGTAGCCAGCCAACATTTTTTGAGCTTTATCCCCATCTTTCCCGCCGCCGCATAGCTGTCCATGCGTCCAGCGTTCTGCGCGCCGGTCACGGCGGTTCTGGCCGTGCGGATGGCGGAATCGCGGCTCATGGTGGTAATCCTCTTTTGCAGGTCATCCGCCATGTGCTTGATGCTCTTGCCCTGCAAGATGGAGCTTGTGACGCTTTTGGTAATTTGCTTTTTCCCATACTCGAGGTCAATGCCACGCTTTAATGCGCGTTTCGGCGGGTAGTATGGCATTAAGTCCGGCTGCTCTACCATAAGCCGCTTGACCGTCTGCTCGTCCCACAGGTCAAAGCCGACGTTGCCCGCGGCCTTCTCGATGGTATAGGCCGAATAGTTGCGGTTAAGGGAGTAGATACCGGGCGTTGCATCGTTGGTGTAGGATACCGCCACAGCGTTTGCATCGGTCACGCGGTGTGCCACCTTGTCACGCATGGCTTGATAGCGTTCCCCTCGCCCGATCTGATTCAGACGCCATTGCTTATAGTCGCCCTCCGTCCATTCCTTACCGTTCTGAACGGTGCCGATCAGCGCTTTCATTTCCTCGTCGCGCTTGGCAAACTGCTCAAAATATGCGTCGATGGTAGCTTGCAGTTCTTCCCCCGCCTCGCGGTATAGCTTTGCGATGCGCCGTTCCAGCTTTGCAATCTCCTTGTCTGTCAGTTTGTGCCCGAGGTCACTGGTCGCCATCGTCAATCACCGGATCCGTCAAGTCAATCTCTTCTGCCGCCTTCCGCTTTGCCATGTCTTCGTACTGGTCAATGTCACCGTTGATCGTCAGCAGCTTCTTTGTGATGTACTCGTCATCGTAATACGCCGCGCCCAGCAGAATATTTTGTGTTTCCTCGCTCTTGTTGATGATTTGATTGCGCGTGTAGCTCGGCTGATCCTCAATGCCTGCCAAACGCAGAATTTCCACGATAAACCGCGTGACCTCGGATTCAAACTTGTCCGTTTTCAAATCCAGCGGCGCATAGCTGGCCTTGATTGCCGTCGCCGTCTGGTTGCCCGCGGATACCGCCGCAGCGTCAAAGCACTGAAAATCCTCGTACAGTTTCTTCTTGAGCATATCAATGGTGCTGCTGGTGCCCTCATAGGGCGCCTCGATGGTCTTGCTCTCCACCTTCGCGCCATCGTCGCCGTTGGCGTGAGCAACATGGGTGGTTTTCAAGCGCTCCACAAATTTCGCATCGTCGAGATCGTCCATGCCGTTGCAGTTAGACAGTACCCAATAGATCAGATTCCCCTCGTCCACATTGTTTACCATGTTCGAGGACGCAAGATCGAGCGCGTCGATGGTGTTGCGCTTGCCGACGATCTCGGATAGGCACCGCTTATTGTTCTTCAGCGGAACGATGGGAAAACTTGGATAGTTCCCGCCGTCATAGATTTCGGTTTCGCCGACCTCCGCCTTGCGCTCAATCAGCTTATAACTGCGCTTCGGTTGCATGACGTCCATATTCTTGTTCTTTGGCTGAAAATATTCGGTAAAGCCGTCCAGCTCGTACAGCGTCGCTCTCAACGGCTTATCCTGTGCCACCTGCCAAAAGCGGATACCGGCTTTTAATGCGCCGTCCTCTTCATCGTAAAGCGGTACAAACTCAAGCAGGGAGAACACCCGCAAATGCGTCAAATCCCAAAAGCCAAAAGACACACCCGCGATTTTCGCTTCACGCGCCGCATCCATGACTTCCTGGTCGAAGTCTGGGCATAGCTTGTTCGGGGTTTCTTTCTCCGCAAAGGTCACGCCGTTTCCCAGCAGATACGAGACCTCCTGATCCACCGCCAGACCGAAGAAGCGGCTGGCCAGCTTATGGTTTGCCGTCCACATATCCGTGTGGCTGCGCCCCTGCATATCATAGATGATCTTTTCATAGCGGTTAATGGTCGGATTCAATCCGTCATAGTACGCCTCTGCATCCACCGCCGTTTTATACGCCGTGCTCTCGCGGTGCTCATTGATCGCGCTGCGGATAAACTCAATGCGCGCCTGCTCGTTTTCACCGACCGCCACAAGGTCGTTATATGTTTTGATAGCCGCTCACCGTCCTATCTGTTCCAAAGTGGTGTATACTCGCGCCGATACGCCTTGTTCTTCAGGACCGTATAAGCGAAATACCGCGTTTCGTCCATCGCGTGATCGTTTTCTTTGATTGGCCTGTCATCAGCAGCTTTTTCGTCCCACCGATACAGTCCAAACTCCCGAATGCAGTCTTTGCAGCCGCGACGCACCTTGAGAATGCCGTCCTGCAAAAACCGCGCCGTAGTCATAATGCCGTTTGTCACATCGTTGTTTGCTTTGCGAACCATGTAGCCGCGCCGCCGCAAAACCTCGATAAACGAGGCGGCAGACGGGTCGACGATAATACTTTTGACATCCGCCTCGCCGATGAGCTTTTTAATTTCGTCGGCGTATTCCTCGTCCGTCTTGTTCTTCTGGTTCTCGCGCCCGGAATAGTAATACTCGCGGATGCGCGTTGCCGTCTTGCCGTCCCAGCACCACAGCCCTGCGGAAAACGGATTAAGCGTGCCGTAATCGCAGGAAACATAGTATTCTCCCTTTTCCGGAAGCTCGTCCACAATGCAACTCTCGTCAAACATGGGATAGATGAGCCCCTCGGCAACCACCCACAAGCCGCGAATGTATCGGTCGTAGAACACGCCGGAAAACATTGCTTGATAGCGTTCCAGCGTCTTTTGCGATAACCCGGGGTTGTCCGTCATTTCAAAATGCAGATACAGCGCGTTCCGCTCCTTGTTCTGCTGTATCCACTCTGTATAAAACCAATGCTGCGGGCTTCCCGGGTTGCAGGAAAACCACAGCTTTGCGCCATCTACTGAACAGCGGGTCAATGCCTGTTCCACGAACGAGCGCGGCATCAGCACCACTTCGTCCAGCAGCACACCCGCCAGCGTGCGGCCTTGTATCAGCGTATAGCTTGCCTCATCCTTGCCGCCGAACACTTCAAAGTAATTCGTCACGGCTCCGCGCCGCACTTCCATGACCTTGTCGCCGCGCCGCCAACGAATGATATAGCGCTCTTTCGCAAGGCTCATCGCCGTAAACGGCACGATAATGTTCTTTGTGCAACTGTCCACCGTGCGGCCACACACGCCAAAACGCTGACCGCTGAAATTCTCCATCGCCCAGCGGACAAACGCCCACATCATGATGGAGGTTTTGCCGGAACGCACAGCGCCATCACAGATCAGCGCGTCATACTTGGAATAGGGAAAGGCGAGGATTTTTGCTTGCTTTTGGCTAATCATCGCTCTCCAACCCTTCCGCCATTTCACGCAGGCTCACGCTCAAAGCATCCTCCTGTGCGTTATCAGTCGGCAAACCCAGCTCAACAATATCGCGCTGCCCAAGGTACTGTTTCCCCAGCCAAATAGCCATGCTTGCGTTCTTTGCCGCAAGCTGCCACTGGCTCCGACGCAGTGAAATTTTCCCAGCTCCGCGCTTTTGCTTAAATACCTCGGAAAAACTGGCATGATAGGTGCGTTTACACCAACTATCCAATGTTTTATCGGTCACATCAAACCAGCCGCAGATTTCCTCAAGCGTGCATTGCAGGCCGCAGAGGTTTTCGAACTGCTTCTGGTCTATTTCCTTTCTTGGTCTTGCCATACGCGCCCTCCTTTCTGCGTTGGCGTTTAATAAACTTCTCCATGTCCCGCTTCAAATACGGGCTGCTGGTTTTGGCTATAATCTCCCGCGCTTCTTCAATCGTCATTCAGCAGCACCGCTTTCTTCCCCGTAAACTTCTCCCAACGGTCAACAATAACATCGGCATACTTTGGGTCAAACTCCATGCAGTACGCGTGTCTTCCGTTCTGCTCCGCTGCCATGATCGTTGTGCCGGAGCCAGCGAACAGGTCAAGTACATTCTCACCCGGCTTACTGGAGCACTGCATCTGGTAATCAAACAACTTAATCGGCTTCATGGTCGGATGCTCCGCAGATTTGACAGGCTTATCAAAATTCAGCACCGTTGTCTGTCTACGGTTTTTGAAAAAGTAGTGCTTCTTACCTTTCGTCCATCCGTAAAGGCAAGGCTCATGCGCATCCTCTTCAATCTCGCTCTCACCGTACAGGCAAGGTTCATGTTTCCACTGGAAATCCTGTCTCCCCATTACGAGGGAATTCTTTACCCAAATCAGGCACTGCCGGACGCGAAGCATCGCGTCTTTACACGCACCGCGAAAGTTATACCCCTCGCTGTCTGCATGCCAGATGTAGAACGGAGCACCGGGCTTCATGACCATCGCCGCATTGGAAAATGCATCCGTTAGGAAACGCCTGAAGGCCGTATCCTCCATATTGTCGTTCCTAATCTTTCCGGCGGTGCCCTGATAGTCCACATTGTACGGAGGGTCTGTGAGCAGCAAATCCATTTGTGCCCCCCCCACGAGCTTCTGTACGTCTGCCAAAGACGTGCTGTCTCCGCACATAAGGCGATGGTCTCCAATCTGGTACACATCGCCCAGTTTGCTCTTCGGCTCTGCCGGTAAAACGGGATCGTAATTGTCCTCTACCACTGACGTGTCGAGTTCATCACGCAGACCCCAATCAAAGTCAAACGCCGACAAGTCAAGCCCCGGCAGCTCATCAGCCAGCAGGTCAAAGTCCCAATCGCTCTCGTTGCTCTTGTTATCTACCAGCCGAAGGGCGTTTACTTGCTCCGGTGTCAGATCGTCCACGCAGACACAGGGCACTTCTTCCATGCCCAGTTTCTTCGCCGCCAGAGCGCGGCAATGCCCGATTACGATCACGCCGTCACGATCAATCACAATCGGCTGTACAAATCCGTACTGCTTGATGCTCTCCGCAACGTTGTTGATTTGCCGCTTATCATGCTTTTTGCGTTTGCGGAATACGGCACAATATCCGCAAGCCGCCGCTTTGTGATTTCCATGCCATCCTCCTGTTTTGCTACCAGCCCCCGCCCCTTGGCCTTACATAGCAGACTTTACCCGCCCCGAAGGGCTGCAACGCCGCCCACATTGGGCGTTAGTCTTTTCACAGGTCCCGGCATTGCGCTCCGTTTGAATTGCTTACACAGCGGCCTAATCATACGATTGCCGCTACCACGCCACATCCATTAAACGCCTCGGCACTCGCGCAGAGTGCAGCAATGCCGGTATCCCACGGAACTTTTCAGCCCTGCGCCGGTATGTCGGTCGCATCCGTTTCTTCATTCATAAGCCGGAGCCAGCCAAATAATTATTCGACCTGCCGCTTTCATACATCGCACAGGCAAGCCCCTTGTAGCGGTCTTACCCTTCCGTGGTGCCGCAATGCGGTAGCATACATCTGGTGCAGACGGCAGGACTTGAACCTGCGACATTTTCATTATGTGCGAAACGCTCTTGCCTACTGAGCTACGTCTGCATATCGCGGGGGCGGTGTGAAAAAAAGAAAAGCACCGCGCCCCGCTATGGCGCAGGAGGTAAACGCCATAAATAAGAGAACCGCAAAGGCTTTTACACCTCTGCGGTTCAATTCTCCCATAATTGCAATATCCTGACTCACTTATAAGTGAGTTTTGCAAAATATTTTTATAAACTTTTTGGGTAGTCCGACCGCCCGAGCAGATAATCAATAGACACGCCGAAATAATCAGCGATGCTTATCAGCGCATCCATCGACGGTTTCTGCGTCCCCATCTCGTAGCGTTTGATTGTGTTACGGTTCAGCCCGCACAGCTCAGATAACACGCAGCGCTTTAACTGGTGGCGCTCGCGCAGTCTGCGCAGCCGATCAGGAAACGTGCTCATCGCATCACCTCAATCATCTCCCGCGCTGTCGATCAGCCTGTCAAGATAGAATCTCGCCTTTCGCAAATCTTCCTTACCGTTTTTCAGCGGCCAGCGCCACATGTACTTGAGCACCTGTCCCGTCAGCCATGCTTGCATCGGGTCTTTCTGGCACGTCAATGCGGCCGCGATGGCGTCGATGCACTCGACCCCTCCCGCCGTGTAATGCGCGGGGTGATTTACATTGTCATGCTCGATGCACGGACTATTGACAGGTGCGCCCCCTCTCGGCGGTGTACTCCATTTAAATGGATCGTTACTCATGGCGCGCCACCTTCCTGTTCACCCACGCCCACAGATTCCGCCACGGATGGGCTTCTGAGTAATTGGCGCGCTCTCGTGCATTCAAAAGGTCGTCATGCAGATCCTGCGCGCTTCCCTGCCATTCGAAAAGTTCTTTCGTTTGCTGGTCTTTTTCTACCGTCATGGTAGCAATGCACGCATTCGCTCGCCCAAGCGCCGCCTCAGTGTCGGCAAGTTTGTTCCGCAGCACATCCGTGTCCGCTTTCAGGTTCGCAATCTCGTTTGCCTTGTTGATTGCCTCGCCGTTCATCTGGTCGATCTGCTCGGTCAGGACGACGTTTTTTCGCCGCATCTCCGCCTTTAGGTTCGCATACTCGGCAATTAGATCATTTTTCTCGTCGATGCAGTTTTTCATCTCGGCGATTTCCGCTTCAAGCGCCGCAGTCTTCTCCTGCGCGTCCTCCACCATCTTTGCCATCTGGTCTTTGGTGTACTTCTTTACGTTCATTTGCGTTCTCCCTTCATTCCGATTTGTTCGTATTTTCTGTCGCTCACAATCTTCACGACCTTGCAGTCGCCGTATCGCTCGATGTCCATGGCGATTCGCTCTTTGATACCCTGAGCGTCAGCGGCGGGGACGTTGGCTTTAATCGTGATCGTCAGCATGCAATTTCTCCTTGCCGTCCATCTTTGCGCTCTCTATCTCAAGCGCACGTTCACGTAGGTCTCCGAATCCGTACTCATCCTGCCAGCCCAGTTCCGCAGAGGCTTTTTGACAGCTCTCGCACAGATAGCACGTCCACGGTGTCCCATCAAAAACGCAACTGCGCTCCATCATAGTCCCTCGTTCAAATTTGCGCCCGCAACCGAAGCACACATGAGCCGCCCGCGTTTTAACAACTTTTCGCCCAACAACGTCCATTCGTTACCCCTCCTTCGGTTTACCGTAGCTGCAAAAATCGTCTGGATGTTCACGGTCGAGATGGACTTCACACCATCCCGTTCTCGGTTTGTTGTATGACCGGCAATTCATGCACCGCGTCACGACCACGGCATCTACGGACGGAAGAACATACTTGATTATGTGATGTGCTTCTGTAAATCCCTCGGCAAGACTATCAAGCTGAGTTTCACCGTTGTGTATCAATTCTTTCGTTTCCTCGTATTCTTTGCCAAACAGTCTCAATGCTTCATCAGCGTCAATCAGCCTCATCGCTGTCACCTCCGTCCATTTTCGCGCCGCAGTTGGGGAAGTAAGGCTTCTCTTGATTTTGAGCTATGCCCCCAACCCCGTTATGTTTTCCGCAATGTGAGCAATAGCATCTACGGCGCTTATACGGGCCGTCAAATCGGACTACCCACCGCGCATGCACCACCGGCGCAACGTCAGCGGCAGGGATACTATTGATTTCCTGCGTGCAGATTTCTGGATTTTCATACCGACGTGTGATTAGATCAATCACAGCTTCCCGCTCAATGTATTCAGCCATTATCAACTCTCCTATTCCACTTTTTGACGATAAATTTGGGTTCGCTATATACGCCACTTTCAAAATTACACTCTGGACAGTATATATAGCACTCTTCTGGGCTGTTGCCATCTACTGTTTCAAGTATTGCTTCTCCACCGCAGAATGGACAAGGTTTTAGATCAAACATCTTCCATCGCCTCCACATAGCACCAGCTCCGGGGTGGGCGCTTGATATACAAGCTCTCGTTTCCACAAGTGCCGTTGTTTTCCCAGTACATGGCGCAGCTCTCACAATACCAACTGTTTGGGCACGCCCGCCGAAACTCCGTCAGCTCCCGCGAATGGTCATAGATCAGCAGGGCGGAGATATGCCAGCCGTAGCCGATGCCCTTGAGATATTGCACAATCTCTTCTCGCGTCAAGCAGGCTTGCCGCTCCACGTCGTCCGGCGCATGATTGAGCGGAGCAAGCTCATAAATCCGGTCGCAGGTAAACTCCCCAACGACCTTCCCGCCGCCATAAAACTGCGGCTTCGGGTAATCCGTTCTGATAAAGTCCTCGTGCTCGCGTTTGGGCAGCGTGCAGTAGATATAGCACTTGAACGGTGTTTCCAGTTTCGGCTTAGTTTTTCTGACTTCAATGGTCTTCTCGCCGTTGGCGATCTTCTCCACCCACTTCGGGCGGATGCTCAGCATAACAGCCTTACTCATCCTTCATCGCCTCCAATGCTTCCTCCGCTTCCTCGCGGGTTAGGAAATATGACTTGCCAATGTATGTCAAATGCACTAGTGCGAAGGGCATTTCGTAGATTTTCCATCTACCCTCGTCGTCAATGATAATCTTATCGTTCTCGAAATGGCTTGTCCTCACTTTGCTTGTGTGGTAAATCGTATCGCCCACCTTGCACGGCAGCACCACCAGCCGCCCGTCAGCCTGCGCCCTTATCAATGGGTCAACTACCTTGTGGTACTCATCCAATGTGTGCCGCATTGCCGTGATTTCCTCCGGCTCAAGCCACGTGTCCTCGTAGGCAGCAAGGCGATCCTTGAGGCGATTGCGGCAGTACAGCGCGGTGCAGTCAACCATCGGCTTACCATGCTTACCCGTCCAATCCGCTTTGCACTTCTGGCAGTCCATCATTACCTGCCCATCGGTATCGCGGTATGTCAGTCGCTCCATCATTCCACCTCCTGCATCCAGTATTCTTTGCGGCAGTCGGTGCACCTGCGGTTAGGGTTTGCGCAATACCCGTGGTCATCTCTGTAAGCGGCAGAAACTCCAACCGGGCATATCGAGATGACGCCGTCTTTAGTCAGCTCCGCTTCGGGGAAATGCTCCAAAAACACGCTCTGCCGCGTCTTGCGCGGATGCGTAGCAGCCCATTCATTCACTATTTCAACCTGCTTATCTTCTTCCCATTCGAAGGCTGATCCAGTTTCAAGTTTGCACGAACCACGCCAGGCAGGGCAGCCGTCGGAACACCTATTAAACGATTTGCACATTCTCTTGCGTTCTCTCAAAAATTCTAACGCGTCCATTTATACCTCCATCCTATCGATCACTTTCCGGATCACATCGCCTCCGTAAGCATTTTTCGTCAGCTCCAAAAACTCCGTCAGCGTCATCACGCCGTGCTCGAGGTCAACGCCGTGGTTGCGGGCAAATTGTTTTCGCCCCATGTCGCATGAGCCGGTCAGACGGTGGTGCCAGTCGTAAAAATACTGCGTCGGATATGCTTTTTCGCGGTCCGTTTCACGCAGAAACGTGTCAATTCGTTCGGCTTCCGGCATATCCTCGAAAAGCTTGTCTCGCAGCGCCTCCATCGCCTCGCGCAGCGTTTCGCCGTGTGCAAAAACATTGTCCTGCTTGACGATGTAGCACGGCGTGATCGTCAAATCGGCGTTCACGATTGCCCCTTGCGCAATGTTGCCGCGCACGGAACGAATCAGCGTATTTACGCCGTCAATTTGATAGACTGTTTCCCGGTTGAAGCTCTTAATTCCGGAGCCGTCGCCGTCGCCGGAGCCGTCGCCGTC